AACGGATACATTTTGTTGTCTACAGGATCAAAGACCTTGATTGTTCTTCCAATTCGGTATTTTAAATCCGTGACGTTTTCTGCATTGGGGGCAGTAGCAAGTGTAATGTCCTCGCCATCTACTTCAGCTATTTCAAACGCACCTGTTACGGTTCGTCCTGTTTGACCTCGGGTAGAACGGGACACACGTATGTCAGTGTTTACACCCTTGGTTGTCTCAGCAACCGTTAAAAGCCCAGTGCCGCCTGTTAAAGCAGTAGAGTCAACTGCCATAATAGCTACGTCTCGGCTACCAAGGCTTCCAGAAAACGTAATAGTTACCGTGCCGTCGCTTAGGTTTGTAGCCGACTCTGTTCCGCTAGCTTCGCCAGAAGGAACAATTGAAAGAGCTTCTATTTTTGCTTCAACTGCCGCTCCATTAGCGTTCCATGCAATAGGAGCAGTAGTTTCCACTTCTCCGTCAACAATAACCTTTAGATTAAACGTACCGCCTGTAGCACCCTGAGTAAGCGTTTGGACTTCGTTTGTTCCACCGCCTGTCAGCTCTGAGCTAAACGCTGTCATTAGCGGAACGCGCCGTGCTTTAAGGTCGTTTTGAAACTCAATTGTCACGGTCCCATCTAAAAGGTCATCGCTTGCACTTCCAGAGGAATGGGTTACCGCTACGTTTTCATTTCCCGACGAGTCTTTGCCGATAGACGATAGCTGAACTAAAGCGTTTTTTATTGTGGTTGCACTTGCGTTGTGCGCTAAATCAATAGTACGTGACCCGTTAAACTCAAGGTAAAACGTGCCACCGCCAGCAAGACCATCTAACGATATAGTTTGCTTTTCATTTGTTCCTGCACCACGGGAAAGAATGACTAAACAATGGTCGTCTTTATCTACACCAAGAGTTCCAAAGTTCTTTCCGCTAGCTGTAAACGTAGTTCCGCTGGCTAAAGCCCCATTAGTTCCAGAGTCTTTTAACGCTTCGTTATCGGCAATGTAGAGCTTTTGACGCAGAGGGGCTGACACCAGTTCGGCGTCTGCTAGCGTAGGAAGCGTGCCAGATGACCCATCAGCACCGTCGGTTACCTTAGCCATAGAGTTTAGGTCGTCAGATTGACACCAAAGCTCACCGCCTGCGGAAGCAAGCAGCTTGACTTTCCGCAAGCTATTTAAGATGTACTGCACCGTGTCCACAAGACGTACACGGGCAGACGAACCAGAGATTTGCTGGCTAAACGTCTTGCCTAGTCCCGGCCTGCTTCCACCACGCTCTCGCCCTTCCGAGCGGTCATCAGTCCAGACGTTGAGCGCATCCGGTGTGGAAAACGGAGCTTGCTGTTCGTAGGAACCCCGTTTGTCCAAACCCTTGGCGGGCCAGGACAAGGATAGCTGACGTTGCTTTGCCATAACCCATAGTTAGCTAAGTGCTGCGGTGTCGTTCGCCGTAATGATCCAACGGTATCCACTGCTTCCATTGGGGACGCTGGTCAACACCACCGTATCTCCGGCGGTATTAAATGTAAGAGTGTTGTCGCTTGATCCAGTGGTGTAGCTGGTAGCGTTGTAAACGCCAATGTTTCCAGCAGCAACCGACTTAGCCGTAATTATAACAACTTGACCTGATTTTACCGGGTCTGCGAGCGTCCGTCGCAATGCTTCGCTTGTTTCGGTTGCTGCCGAGCTAAGCGCAACGACCGTCCAGTTGCCATCAGCTACGATAGTCCCGCCAGTGCCGGGATCGGCTTGGTCAAAATCCGCTTTCTGTAAATCCGCTGTAATTCTGTGACCGCTCACAATAGTCTCCTAATTAAAGGTAAGTTTGACGCCAGCAATGTCATTTGTTGCTGGCACTAGTTTTAACCACAAAACACCATCCAACGCTGCGGAAGGTATTTTTTGTGCTTCCTGTTGGGTTGCACCTGTAATTTGTACTGCTGTTGATCCATCAGAATCATAAAGAATCCGGTAATCTCCGTTTTCATCATGGGACGCATAGCAATCAATGTTTTGCCCTGTCATAGAAGCTGGACAAATAATTGTTCCGGCTTCAAACGGACCAACTGCTATTGCGGGTGTATTTGCAATATCAGAGTCTAAATCCACTGCGATTGATGTGTAATGATTGTTTCCCATATTACTTTCCTGGTATTACGCCGTTTACCTTGACGTAGTAAAAATCTCGACGACCCGTACCTTGGTCAACCATGTAGTTATCCGTATTGGTATTCGGGTCGCTGTTGGCTCCCAATGAATCAGGGGTAAATTGTCGCCTATCGTGGTGGACTGCTGCAACCAATCTTTCCACAAACTCCTGTTTTAACGTAGGCTTGTTACCATCGTCCAGACGTTTATTTGCTTCCCACAGACAAGCTGAAAGGATCACTTCTCCCAACACCTCTCCACCCAAGGGATAAGGGTTAGAGTCATCAATCGTCTCAGGAGAGCGGTTGTACCTGTATCGCAGGACGTATGCAGCATCAGGGATAGGATGGAACGTCAATCTCCACCTCTGACCCTCTACCGTACTTTCTACTTCTGCCTTCGGAACGATAGCAAAATAAAACGGTTTGTTGGCTGTGTTGTCATTTTGCCTTGCTACCCGTATATCTGCCTCTGAGCGTTCCTCTATGCCCTGGTATCGCGTAAAGTCCGAATCATAGGTAATCGGGCCGTTGATTCCAGCGAAGTCGTCAGGGAGCAAATACCAGACTCTACGGAGGGTGTAAGACGAACCCGCTGCTGCCGTTACTGAGGTGTCAAGCAGGGTAATCTGGGTCGAGCTTTGATAGCTTCCCACTGGGTAAGTTGATCCACCCACCACTAACTCTGCTTGCGAAGCGTCCTCGGACACGTAAGTGGGCCATGTTCCACCTGAAAGCGTCACCACACCAGACGCCACCGTGACTGTCCCTGTGGTGTACAAAGAGTCCGTAGTGATGGTAGTAACAGGTCGAAGAAACGACCATTCATGGGAAACGGTTGACCCAGGAATGGGGGCAGGGCGATACACCGACCGAAGTGCTTGCCGGATAATGTGGTCTACATCAGCGGTTTGTTGGGTAGTCCAGTTATCAGGATCACGGTCGTAACCAACCTCCATACCGATTTCTCGCTGAAGGTCTGCGTATTTAATCGAAAGACTCGATTCAGCCATTTAATGCCACTTTCTTTTTGCGGGCAGTAGTCTTCTTCGGTTCCATGACGGGTTTCTCAGGAGTGTAGTTATTGTACTCCATTAACGAAGAAACCGTGTCACCAGATGGTTTCCCGGCAACCCTCCACATTAAACAAAGGTCTGCCATGCTTTTGTGGTTCATGTAACCACCGCCAGTAACAAACTTTGTCAATTTGTTTCCGTGTTCTACGTGCTTCAGTAAAGCTACAGGAACGTCTTTTGTCTGTAGCATCTGCTGTAACTGTTCAAATTGCCGCATCTGCACTTCCATAATTTCTCCTTAAAATTTAACTAGCATTTACTATTGCTACCCAGCAACGGGGCCATACGTGTATCTTCTGCTGCGACCGGGTCCACGATTCTTTGTGTGTTCTAAAAACGCTTCATAGCTTTTATATTGAGGGGCCATTGACGAAAGCATAGGCTTTCTGCTAATCATTTCGTCAAATTCCTCCCTCGTCATCCTTGGTTTGGTCATGTGGTCTATGTACGCTTCATAGCTTTTGTATTGGGGAGCATCACTCTGAGACAACTTTGGGTTACTTGCAATCATTTCATCAAAATGTTCTTGCGTAAACGGTGTTGATGTCCGTGGGGTTATTTCTTTAGAAGGCGTGCCTACCGCTTGTTGTGTAGTAGCCATTGCTGCTTGCTGCGGCTGCTTTTGGCTCATTGCCTGTATTTGACTCTGCAAGCCCCCAATTTGTTTTTGTAGTTGTTGAATATACCCACCAAATTGACCACCCATTTGCGATGACTGAATGCCGTATTGATTTTGCTGCATGAGCGGAGAGCCAATGTTTTTCACATTAGACTGAAATCCCGGCGACTGCATTCTTTGATATAAGCTCATGAAAATGGCGGGCCGGGGTTTCCCCCGGTCCCGCTCCTAAGCATCAGTTGTCAATCTGCTCTTCTTGGTAGCAAGCAACCCAATCAATATGAAGAATTGGGTCGGTCGTGCCACTAGAATGGCAGACAAAACTCGGCGTCAACTCCACAATCGGGACGTTGGTAGTAATGGCAGTTTTAGCCTCTCCGTTGACAAACGGAGTAACTTTCGACACACCATCAATAACAAACCCAATTTTGAAGTAAGTTCCATCAGCAATCGTGTGAACGCTTGCAGACGAACTTCGGCTTCCGGCTTTTTCGCTATGGACACCCAAAGCGGTAGTGTTAATAGCCTCTGC